TCTAATCAAAGTATTAATCCTTTTACGGGTGATAGTATTGATGTCGAAGCTGACTCTTTAGACTTATTGCAAAAAATGAAGAAGTCTAATATGTCTACTTTTGGTCGTAAGAAAATGCAACAAGGTGGACAATTAGGTCAGGGACAACCTTTAGAAAGAAGACCTTCTCCTTCTGAACAATTACAAAGATTAGAAGGCATGGAAGCAAGGCCTCAAGATTCCCTAATGGGAAATATGAGTGAAGATAAAAGGGTTCGGGCTATGGATAGATATATAATAAAGGATGGGGTTATGTCTAGTCAGCAAATGGACATACCTAAGCTTTCTTCTGCTTATCTGCAATCATTTGGCATGGAGACGCCACTGTCAAAAAGGCAAAATGATTTACTCCGTCACAGAGCTATGTCCCCTGAAACACTAGGGATAAATCCACAAGTACAAAGTTTACTACAAAAAGCTTTAGTCCAACGTTTATCTGGCGAGCCTATATAATGACATTAGAAAACGATAAACGTGCTGACCATAACCAAGAGCTTTATCGCCGTTGGCGCGATGCCCGTTCTGATTGGGACACTGAAGCTAGATACGACATAGACTTTTATCATGGTAATCATTTTAGTAGCGATGAAGTTGATGAGCTACAATCCCGAAATCAAGCTGATGTGCCTATGGATAGGATTGGCCCAGCTGTAGAAAAATTTAAAGCTGTACTTACTTCTCGAGCACCTGCTTTCACTATGACCCCTAGAGAAGATTCGGATGTTAAAGTTGCTTCTATATGGAGAACTATTATGGGTTACGTTTGGGGTAACTCAGACGGAGACTGGCAACTCAAACAAGCTATCCATGATTACGCTACGACTGGAATGGGGTACTTATATACTTATATAGACCCGGAATCAGACTTTGGTAGAGGTGATGTAAAGTTTACTTACGTCAACCCATTCAGAGTGTATGTATCTCCAAATACTCGCAACCGATGGTTCGATGACGCTGAAGGAGTTATCCTCTCTACTATTCTTTCAGGTGAACAAGTTATTAGCCTCTACCCAGAATTAGGCGAACAGGTAAATCCAGAGACAGGCGAAAAAGAAACAGGTATTATTCAAGACCTTAATACATATTTAGAAGAAGATTATCCTGAGTCTATGAATAACAATGGGAAAAAAATATTTACACCTGCTGAGGTTAAAGATTTAGATTACTTTGAAAGAAATAAGTATCAAATTTTAGAACGGTTTTACAAAGTTAAAGTTAATTTCTATCGTGTGATTGATATGCAATCAGGTGAAGAAGTTATTTTTAGTGATGAAGAGTATGAAGAATTTATAGAGAACAATAGAGAGCAGATAGAAGCAAGCCAATACCAAATTATACCAGTTAAACAGACTAGAGTTAAAGTGTGTGCTTCTATTGGTCAAGTTGTATTGTATGAGACTATTTTAAATACAGACCACTATCCTATAGTTCCTATCCCTAATATTTTTACAGAGACACCTTATCCTAAGTCAGACGTATCTCGAGCTCGTCCAATGCAACGACTACTTAATAAGCTATGGTCACTTGCTTTATCTCATGCTCAAGCTTCTGGTGGATTAAAGTTATTAGTACCATTAGGAAGTGTAGAAGATTTAGGCCAGTTAGAAAGAGATTGGGCTAACCCTAACGCAGTGATAGAAGTAGATAGCACCCAAGGTGAGCCACACTTTCCTGCACCACAACCATTAGCAGGTGAGTTTTACAAACTAATTCAACAGTGTGAGTTCTATATTGACTTTACATTTGGGTTACCAGAAATGATGCATGGGTTTGCAGAGAAAGCGCCTGATACTGTCAAAGGTACAGAACGTATGATAGCACTAGGAACTGATAGACCTAAGTCAAAACTAAGAGATATTGAATTTAGTATTAATCGTTTAGGCCAAGTGTTATATAATTTATCTAAAGGCCATTACACTTACAAAAAGATTTTCCGTTTGAATAGCGCAAACAACGATATAACTGAAGCTACAGTTAATTCCTACGATGATAAAGTAGGTTCTATCTTAGATATTAAAAAAGAAAAACATAACCTAGGACAACACGATATACGCATTGAGCCGGGTTCTACATTGCCTACGAATAAATGGGCAGAACTAGGTGTTTACATGGAAGCTTTCCAAATGGGTATTGTTGATAAAGTTGAAGTGCTAAAAAAGAATCCAGAAATATTTGATAAAGAAGCTATCTTACGCCGAACAGATGAGAAGAACCAACTCATGCAACAAGTTCAGGCGATGAGTGAGCAAATAAAGAATTTGGAGGGAGACCTCCAGACTGCCCAAAGGGAGTCTGTTAGTGACAGGAAGCGAGTCGAGGTTGAGAAATTCAAGTCTCGATTAGCGGATGTTGCATCAGACGCCAAAGCTGACAGAAGAGTTCAGTTAAATAACCTGCAAACAAAGGTGAAGCTCGAAGCGGAGAAATTAGCAAATGTTAGAGCAGATGCTAGTTCCGCTCCAGAAAACTTCGGGACATCTTAAAGGAGATACTATGGACAATACACAGACAGAGGCCCAACCCGTAGCTGATGGCTTAGTTGATAATGGCCCAAATATAGTTAGTGAAGTAAGAGCCGAAACAGAAGGACAATATGGAGAGCCTATTGCTCAAGATGAGCAAGTAGACTTTTCAGCTCCTGAAGTTGAAGTACGACAAGAAACGATTCCAGAGGGAGAATGGGAAGTTGAAGCCCGTAAATTCCAATCGATGTATGACAGAACCCAAGCGGAAAACAATAAGCTTAAAAGGCTTGAGCCACTTGGTGAGTTATTAGAATCGAGACCTGACCTTGTTGACGTCTTACAGAAAAACATAAATGGACAACCACAACAACAACAACAAGCCCAGCGAGAACCTCAGCAAGGAATATCTGCTGAGGACTTTAACCCTTGGGAGGCTTATCATAATTCAGAATCACCATCATTTAAATTCAGAGTGAACCAAGATGTTCAGATGATGAATAATGTGGTGAATAATGCATTAGGTGAGCAGAAAAGACAGATGACGGAAGAGATAACATACAACAATACTGTGAATGAGCTACGTAACACTTATAAGTTTTCGGACAATGATGTTCAAGAGTTTATGGGTTTTGTTTCGCAGCCTAAAGAGCAAGTTGGCTTATCAAATCTGGTAAAGCTATATAGAGACGTTAATAAAAAAGGTAACATCTCTGATACGGCACAAGCAGTACAAGCTGCCCAACAGCAGCCTCGCACAGCTGGAGTTCTTCAGGGTGGAGCACCAAGCTCGCCTAAGTCTGAAGACAAACAGATGTGGGATAAAATTGTAAATGCTGGTAGTCGTAATAGCATTCTTTAAAACAATAAACTGAGGAAGGATATATATAATGCCAAATTATAACAATCCCGGCCCGTTAAAGTTTGGTGACCCCGGTGCGGTAATTGATAGTGTGATACCATCAAGGAGGCTGTATAATTTTAGTGATAGAATCGCTGATTTAGCCCCTGATGAGTCTCCATTTTTCGTTTACCTATCCAAAGTTGCTAAAGTTGCAACGGACGACCCGCAGTTCCGATGGTTAAAAGACCGTAATAAAATCCAAATGGCGGACAGAACTTTTGCACTTGATGCATCTCACACTGTTCCAGCCGCAGGTAGTACATTAACCTACACCATTGATGATGGTGCAGGCGCAGCTCCTGATTGGATTATTAAAGGTATGGTATTTGCAATTGGCGAAACAAATTCGAGCACAAACGAACCCGAGACAGCTATTGTCCGTGTTGAGTCTGCTCCCGTCGCTGGTAGCACTGAAACTACCTTTACTGGTCGTACAGTTTCCGCAGCAACTGGCAGCACAACTGCTGTTGTTGATGGTCAAAAATGTACAGTCATTGGAAGTGCATTCGAAGAAGGTTCAGGTTCTCCTGATTCTTGGTCTCGTGAATTAGAAAATGGTACTGGGTACTGTCAAATATTTAAGACAGCCTGTGAACTTACTAATACTGCAAGAGCAACGGTTTACCGTGGCTATGCTAGTGAGTGGGACAGAATATGGAACTTGAAACTTCGTGAACATAAAGTGGATATCGAAAGAGCTATGCTTTTTGGAAACGCTGCAAGTCAAAGTGGAATCAATTATACTGATGGTATTGTTGGTCACATTATCAAAAACTCACAATCTCAGATTACTGGGTCAACAACTCAAGTATCTTACACTGAGGATAAAGGTTATTTTACAACACGTGCTGATAACGAAGCTACTTACGATGTTATGTTAAAAGACCTTGAAGTGATTTTTGACCCGGCTCGTGGTGGTAGTTCATCAAAGCTTGCGCTTTGTTCACTCCCTGTTATTTCATTCTTTAACAAGATG